AGATGCGTTCACGCATCTAAGGGAATTAATACTGGAGTGACAATGACTTCGTCAGGCATTGCTCCTTCATCGTTTGATTCTCACTTATGCTCGGCTGGATTTAAAATGAGGAGCATTGAACAAAGAGAGGTTTGGAAGAATGTAGATAATGTTGCTCAGAGTTTCTGTTGTGCTTCAAGAGAAATGTATAATGCTGGTGATGATACTGCTGATAGTCCTATCAATATCAATGATGAACGAACTACTGGAAGTCGTTTAGGTCAGGTTGATATTACTCCTGGGATTGATTCAACAACTATTCCAATTTATAGTTTTACAGATGATCTGATGGGAAACATTGATAAGTTCAGCGACCAGATTAAGAACATCTTACAGAAAGTTCCTTACTTTGAAAATCAAGTTGGAGTTTCACTGGTTGATTTGCATGGCATTTCAGCAGTTGAATGTTTCGACCTGAAGGATTCCTGGAAGAAATTCAAAGATGAGATTATCAAGAAAGAGGGAGACAAAATTTCTAAGCAACAGAAAAATTCTCCTTTTCAGTATAAAGAAGAAAGAGCAAAGGAATCTCTGAAGATAGTATTAAAAGCTGATTATGAAGAAAAAACCTTATTCAAAAGTAAAGATTGGAGAATAATTGGTTTAAAAAATGAGAATTATACTGGCGAAATTGTCGAATTAAAAGACAAGCCAATTCATTTATTATTAGTTAGAAATAAATAAAACTTGATGAAGTGTCCATGGGTTCAATATTGGTTTTAAGCAGGGACATAACATGATGGAGGTTCGTTTATTCGGTGTAGTAGATTACTCTACCGCCCAAAGCAGAGGCAGAACCAGAATATGTTATGTTCGCCGATACTCGGTAAGTCGTGCTATCAACAGTAGACATATTGTGTCTCTGCTTAAAACCGATATAGCATTTATGCTTTGGAGGTTGGACCTGGGTGCATTTTAAAATTGTGCCATTCTTTGATTTTTTAAGAAAACTAAAAAAAGAAGAGGTAGAGAAGAAAGTTGATACTGAGAAAGATAAAAAGAAAGTATTGAGTATCGCTGAATTTACAAAAGAATTAGGAGTTGGTAGAGAAGGGGTAATCGGTTCCTACGAAGCAGAAGAGAATCCTGATGAATTGAAGCCAGAAGATTATATTGAGATGCAAAGAAACGATGGTGAGGTTCAAGCGATAGTTAGGCTTCTCACTTTACCAATAGTTTCGACTCCACTTTATGTAGAGCCTGCTGAAGGCGATAAGGGTGAAAGGGATTTCATCGAAACTGTATTTTTCTCTCCTCCGAATTTAGGCGGTATGACTACACCGCTTCCTTTTATTGTTGCTGATATGACTAGGGGTATTTTCGAGGGATTTCGAGTTTATGAGAAAGTCGCTAGAATTATTGAAGAGGGAGATTATAAAGGAAAGGTTAGTTGGAGGAAGTTGGCTCCAAGGGATGCTAAAACTGTTCAGTTAAAAGCTGATAAGCATGGTGGTTTTAGTGGGGTTTACCAGAGTGCTATCTTAGGAATAGAGATGACAGAAATTAATATTCCTCCAGAGAAATGTATGTTGTTTACATTTCAAAAGGAAAAGCATTGGCTTTATGGAGAATCCATTTTAAAAACTGCTTATTATCATTATGACAAAAAACATAAATTATATTATATTTCCCACAAAAAAGCCGAAATAGATGCTACTGGCTTGAAGATTTTAAAAATTAATCAAACTACCACTTCGGCAGAAAGAGAAGCCGCAGAAGAAGTAGTAGATACTATCGGCGTTAATACTAGAATAACATTGCCGCCTGGTCTCGAATTAGAGATTCAAAGGGGTGGAGAGGGAGGATTTGACCTAATGCCACTTATAGACCATCATAATAATCAGATGGCAAAATCTGCTTTGGTGCAGGTTCTTGACCAGGTTAAATATGCTTATCCTTATGGAAAGGGAACTCCTGCTTCTCAATATGTAGACTTGGCTATTGTGTCTATAATGAAACAGATGGAGGCTACTCTTAATATTTATGCAGTGGGTCCTCTTATTGATTGGAATTTTGGTACTCATGCTTATCCTAAGATAAGATTTGAAAAACTTGCTGATGCTTCTGTTGCATTTTTGAGAGATGTATTCAATCAAATTATGAAAGCTGGACACGAACTTCCTGATGGATTTATTAATGAGGTTGTTGCAGAAACAGCAAAAACCCTAAAATTGAAATGGGCAGCAGAGAATAAAGATGATAATTCGAACAAAGATAATAATTTAAATAAAAAGGCATATCTTTCTTTTGAGCGAGGCAAAAAATTAAAGGCTGACAAGTTGGAGATTGATGCTCCTAGAACTCCAAGAAAATTGAAGGAGCAAATATTAAAGTTAAAAATTCAACCCGATTTAGATTCTAAGTGTTTTAAATTGGGTGAAAAGTTTACTAATGTCATCTACAAAAAGCAAAAAAATATGTCCTAAGTGTGGGACAAAAAATAAAGAAGAATATGCCTATTGCAGAAAATGTAGTTGGCCGTTAGATGTTAAAACAAAAAAAGATGACTAAATATATGAAAAAAGAAAAAATAATAAGAATATGGAGGTTCGCTTATTGTAAATTATTTGAAATGGCAGATTCTTTTAAAGATAAGAAAAATGAGTGGGATCTTCACAAAATAATTTGGCGTTTTTATTGGTTAATACCTAATAAATGATAAATTATATGAAAAAAGAAACAAAAAAGATGGTAGTTCCGTCGGATATTCCTGGACTTTTAAGTTCTGGAACAAGAATTCTATTGCCTGGGAAAATACTCTTAAAACCCTATGGAACTATGGTTTGGAGAAAAAAGAAGAAAGCGATAGTAAGTTCGGAAAAATTCGCAAAATATGTTGATATTCCTATATATTTGATTGAAGATGACCGTGCTTTAGCTATAATTAGGATAAAACCAGCTAAGGAAATTGATAAAAAAGGGTTCAAAAAGCTAAGAAAATTCCATAAAATATCTGAAAAAGAGCGTAAAATGTTGTGGCCAGGCGAAGAAACTTTCTATTATTATGCTATTGAAATAATTTCTAAGTTTAGTCCACCTAAAAAAATTATTAAACCAGAGGGTGCTTATTCTTGGTTGGACAGTGTAGTTTTCAAGAATTTAGACATAGGAGATCCTTCTGAGTTTAAAAATGAAGACTTAATAAGGGGACATGACTTAATCCATGGTCTTTGGCATCGCTTAGATGCTCCTTCTGATGAATGTATCAGGTATCATATCCTTTTTAGAAAAGAGATATTGAGAAGAAAGTTAAAGCATAAGATTACAGATAGTTTAGATACTAGGTCTAAAGAAATTGAAGAAAAATTATCTGAAAAGGGTTATAAGGTTTCTTTCGACAAGGAAAAAGGATTGACAAAGGTTGAGAAATCCGATGAAATATCAAAGCCTTATCCTGGCGAACATTCTTGCAGGCTTCATAGCCCTGGTGGATATGACAGATTTGCTAGAAAAAATTGTGCGGCTAAAAGTAATGGGAAGTGCATAGATCATATTTATGGAATTAAGGAGGGTAAATCTGAATTGCAAGCAATGAGGTATAAAAAGAATATTTGGAACGCTTCTTCGGCAAGGAGTCATTGTCAATCTAATGGTGGATCGTTTGAAGCAGCTTCTGGAAAAGCCAAAGAAAAGGTTATTAGGTGGAATATGACTCTTTCTGAGAATTTTGATGTAGAAGAGGTAGAAAGTGTACCAGCTACTTTTGAATATGATATGTTCAGTAGATTCTTGGATTGTGATGTAAAGAAGATTTATCAGAATGATTATTTAATTCCAAGTCCTTTGACGGGAACTTATTTAGCAGGATTTAAAAAAGTTTTATCTGAGTTCAAATTATGTGATTGCAGAAATTTTACTTATAGTGGACGAGAAATACCACCAATATATGAAACAATAAAGCTTAACTCTAAAAGCTCTGATGATTTCTTGATTAATGGGACACGTTTTTATGAGGTTGATGGTAAAAATAAACTTGTAGTGAAAAGTGAACCTAGTTGGTTTGGCATTAACATCTCTTTATTCAGCACATTTGAAAGTAGACCTTGGAACAAAGAATTACTGAACAAAGTCCATAGATGGGTAAAGGAAAATAATTTCTTAAGGAAGGAAAAATTTGCCCTTAGTGGTGAATTTCTTGAAAAGGATTTAAATGAGGGTTGGGATGGTTTGATTCTAGACACAGAGACCAAGGAAGTAATAATGAAATCGCTTGTTGGTAAAAAAGGACTTACTAGTAGGGGAATGATGTTTATTGGAGAACCTGGTACAGGTAAGACTAAAACAGGAAGAGTATTAATGAATCAAATTGATTCAACCTTTATTTGGGTGTCAAGCAAAGACTTTAAAAAAATAGATCCTGTGAGGGCACTATCTTTAGCATTCCAGTTGGCAAGAGATTTATCGCCTGCAATACTTTTTATTGAAGATATTGATACATGGTTGAGAGATTATACAATTGATTTATTAAAGACAGAGTTAGATGGATTAAGACAAAATAAAGGGGTTGTTACTATTCTTACTTCTAATAATCCAGAAAAATTACCAGATACATTATTGGATAGGCCTGGTAGATTCCATGATATCATCGAGTTTAAATTGCCCAATAAAGAGGTGAGGGAGAATATGTTTGAATCATGGATAGGCAAAATGGGTGATTATAAAAAAGAAATTGTTGAAAAAACTGAAGGTTTTTCTGGGGCACATATGAGAGAGTTGGTTGACTTTGCTAAGGTTATTGCTGAGGAAGATGAGATAGAAATGGATAAAGCATTGTTGATTAGTCTTAAGAAGATGTTAGCTCAGAGAAAATTGATTAGAAGAATAAGGAGTGATGTAAAAGAGGTGGATATAGGGTTAAAAAAGTAAACACTTGACCCTTTGGAATATTTGTATTAAATTAAAGAAATGACAGATTATACAAAAATAAAATTTGAGTTTCCTCTTTATATGACAGAAAAGAAAGAGGAGAAGGAAAGATTTATTTTTGAGGGATTTGCGGCTGCAAATGATTTTGATTTGCAGAATGATATAATTTCAGATCAAGCATTGAGGAAGTGTATAGTTAATTTTAAAAAGGAAGGAAAGTTTTGTATAAATCATACAGATGAAGTAATCGGCAAGTTGCTTGATTGTCATTTTAAAAAGGGTAAAATTTGGGTAAAAACAGAAGTAACAAAAAAATCGATAATAAAAAAAGTCAAGTCTGGAGAATTGAATTGTTTGTCGATCAAAGGACAAATAATAAAAGCAGAAAGGGTCGAATTACTCCCTGACTTGAGGTTATTACTAATTAAAGAATTGCACCTTATTGAGGTATCTTTGGTACCACAAGGTGCTAATCCAGAAGCCAGAGCCATTCGATGGTATATTACAAAAGCTATTGAGATGGCCGAGGCTGATAAAGAAATGAAAAAGAAAGAAATAAATCTAACTGAAGAAGAAACAAAGGAGGAAACTCCTGAAGAAGAAACACATGAAGAAGAGGAAACTACTGAAGAGGAAACAGAAAAAGCAGAAGAAGAAACGGAAGAGGATAGTACAGAAGAGGATAAAGATGAAGACGAAGATGAGGACGAAGAAGATGACAATGAAGAAACAGAAAAAGAAGAGGAAGAAGAAAAGGAAGAAGAGGGTGCAGAAAAGACTGAAGAGGAAACTAAGGAGGGTGATGAAGAAGGCGAAGAAAAAGAAGAAGAAACAAAGTCAGCTAAGATAAAAGAAGGTGCCGTATGGACTACAGCTTATATTAACAATCTTCCTAATTCAAGCTTTGCTTATATAGAGGCTGGTGGAAAGAAAGACAAAGAAGGAAAGACAGTTCCACGATCATTAAGGCATCTTCCATATAAAGATGCAAATGGTAAGGTTGATTTGCCACACCTACGAAATGCTATTGCTAGAGCTCCTCATGTCAAAGGGATTTCAGCTGCAACTGTTAAGAGAATTCAAAGCAAGCTTAGGGCGATTTTAGCTGGAACCAAGAAGAATCTTTCAGAAGATAAAGAAGAGAAAATTGTTTACAGTGTTATGAATTCTGGTAACATTGAATTGGAGGACAAAAAAGAGTTTTCTGAATTCAAAAAGGAATTATTGAGAGTCGGAAAGTGGCAACATGATGCCAGTAGGACTGGCGTATTGGATGTAACAAAGGAGATGTTAAAGGCTATTATTAAAAACTTTAAAGCTAAAGTTCTTGATAATATTTTTGTTCCTCTTGGACATCCTACAGTCGATGATCCTTCTAAGAATGTTGGTGAGGTAGCTGGTTTGGAATTGTCGAAAGATGAAGACAAATTGATAGCAAGGATTGATGTTAAGGATGAAACTATTGCTGAAAAAATTAAGAAAGGACTTATCAGGGGAATTTCTGCTAGTTTTGCAGAAAATTATATAAAGAAAGATACTGGTGAAAAAGTAGGTCCAACTTTATTCCATGCAGCTTTAGTAAATGAACCTTACATTAAGGGAATGGAAAGTTTTGTTCCTCTTTCAGATGACCTCAAAGACAGTATAGTAATTCCTATCATGAATATTGATGTTCATTTGACACTTAGTCAAATGGCAGAAAAAATCCAAAAGTTAGAAGAGGCGATTAAATTACATGATGAAACCCCAGAGGAAACTTCGGAAGAAGAAACTTCGGAAGAAGAAACTCCAAAGGAAGATGATTCAAAGAAACCTGAGTCTTCAGAAGTTGGCACAGAAGCCAAGGATGAAGAGGAAGAAGAAACTGAAGAAACTTCAATTGAGGAACCTGAAACCGAAGAGACTGAAACTGAAGAAGAATCTGAGGAGGCCAAGGCTAAAAAAGAGGGAGTTGAGTTAGCCGAAGCTGAGAAAATATTTGAAGGACTTTTAAAACAGGGTAAAGTAACTCCTGCAGAGAAAGATCTTCTACTTCCACTTTTAGAGTCAAGTACTCCTGTTGAATTAGCTGACGGAAGAACAGTCGATATCCGTGAAGCTTTAAAGAAGTATTTGAAATCTAGAAGTCCTGTTTTCTCTTTAGAAGAATTTGGAACTATAGAAGGAGAGAAAGTGGACAAAGATGAAGAAGTTCCTGAGGATGTGAAAGACCAAATGGACAAAATGGGATTAAGCGAAGACATCCAAAAGGAAACTTGGAAAGATTTCCAAAAAGAAAAAGAGGGGAAAGGAAAAAAGGAAGAAACAGAGTCAACTCCATTTTAATTCATTAACAATTAAATAAACCAAACAAACTGAAAATTTATGGCCGTATTAACAACGGCTTATGAGGAAAATCGTCAGGATGGACATATAATATACTATTTGATTAAAGCTGCTGCGACTATCTACAAGGGAGCGATTGTTTGTACTGAAACTCCAGCCAATGGTTATTTAGTGCCAGGTGCAGATACTGCAGGATTTAATATGGCAGGAATTGCTGTTGAAAACTCAATTGCAGTTGCCGGAGAAAGCGATGGAGCTAGAGGTGTAAGAGTATTTCTAAATGGTGTTTTTCAACTTCCATGTACAGGTGCAACCCAAGCTTGGGTTGGCAGACAATTATCTGCACTTGATGATAACACTGTTGCTCTTCGACAATCTACAGTAAATGGTATCATAGTAGGAAACTGTGTTGGATATATTAGTCCAACATTAGTCAAGGTACACGTTTGTTGTCCTTGTATGTGGCAGTCGGTTGAAGAATCTTGGAGTTCATCTAGTTCTAGTTCTAGTTCATCGAGTTCTAGTTCATCAAGTTCTAGTTCATCGAGTTCTAGCTCTATAAGTTCTAGTTCATGCAGTTCAAGTTCTAGTTCATTAAGTTCGAGTTCCAGTTCATTCAGTTCTAGCTCAAGCTCTTTCAGTTCCAGTAGTTCTAGCGAAAGTGCATAATAATTATGTTAGTAAGAACAGATATACCTAATCTATTACTTGCGGGAATGAAGAAAGAGTTCATGAAACAGTTAGCAATGTATGAGCCAGAATGGAAGAGAGTTGCTACTCAGATTAAGTCGGGTAAGGCCACTGAGACATATGCATGGCTCGGAGGTGTTCCTGATTTAAGAGAGTGGAAAGATGAAAGAATTACAGAAGCTTTGAATGAACTCGATTTCGTAATAAAGAACTACGACTGGGAAAGTACCATTGCAGTAGATCGTAACGCTTTAGACGATGAACAGTACGGACAGATTGGAATTAGAGTAAGAGACTTAGCTGATAAGGCAAGAAGGTTCTGGGGTAGGTTAATTTATACCCTTTTGGGTCAAGGTAACCTAACTGTTGGAACCGGATTGTTTGTAGGTAAAAGCATCACATGTTATGATGGTTTACCATTCTTTTCAGCAGCTCATACTTCAGGTAGTTCAGGAATTCAGTCTAATATTGCAACAGGAACACCTTTCAGCAATGCAGCTATTCAGGCAGCTATTACAGCAATGCAGCAATTTGTGGATGATAAGGGTAACATAATGGATATCCGACCAGATTTGTTAGTAGTTCACCCTACTAATCAATTCTTGGCTCGAGAAATTCTTAATAGTACCTATTTCCCAACTCAGATTGCGAATGCACAGAGAATATCGAACAACGTAATGAAAGGAATTCTTGATTTATATGTCACTCCTCACGTACCTACCAATTTTTGGTCTGTAATGGACACTACTGGTATAGTAAAACCACTTATTCTACAACTCAGACAAAATATCAAGTTTGAAACCCTTGCTGGTAATACTCAGGAAGATTTTATGAGAAAGAAAATCTTCTTCGGAGTAGACTGGCGTGGAAATGCTGGATTTGGAATGTGGCAATACGCATATGCTGGTAGTTCTGATTACTAGTCCTCAAAGTCAATAGATTAATTAAGCATCCTTGAGTCTTCCATTGGTGGAGAAACTTTCTCTTGTGGGTTTCAGCGAAACCAATGGGATGGAAAGGTTTTAAGGATACAAGGTCGGTTGGAGGATTAAACCTTTCCGAGGTCCCCCAACCATTAAAAGAGATTCCCAATATGAGAAAAAATATTTCTTTTCAATATAATAAGGAATATTGGAAAACAATTTCAGAAGCTTACGAAAGAACAGCGAAAATACTTAATAAAGTTCGTTGGGATTTCGTTAAAGAAATAAAGCCCAAAATCGCTTTGGATTATGGGGCTGGGGCAAGTTTCTTGACTAAATTTGCTCCCAAAGGAATAACAGTTGATTCTTTTGATTTGGGTAAGTTTCCAATAAAGTATACTGGAATCAGGCATGATTTTTATGACCTGGTTTTTTTCTGTGATGTTTTAGAACATTTTCCAGATTTTCGGGTATTAGATAAATTATTTAAAAAAACCGATCATGTTTATGTTTCGCTTCCAATTCTTCCTGACGGGAAAAAATTAATTGGATGGAAGCATTTCAAGTTTGATACTGGTGAGCATCTACATTTTTTTACAAAAAGGAGTTTGGATTTATTTTTTGAGGCAAGAGGATTTAAACTTGTCAAATCAGGTTATCCAGAAGTTGAATGTGGAGTAAGAAAAGATATTTATAGTGCTTTGTATAAAAAGAAGAAAATTGTATTTGTAAATGGTGTTTTTGACTTGATTCATATTGGGCATACTTATTTATTCGCAAAAGCCAAAGAATTAGGCGATATATTGGTAGTGGGCTTGAATTCAGATAAATCAGCTGCTAAAATAAAAAGAGAGCCCATTAATAACCAAGAAAATAGAAAAAAAATGCTTGAATCTATAGAATATGTTGATAGGGTCGAAGTTTTTGATGAACTTAATCCTTTGTGTTTAATGAAAAAGATAAAACCAGACATAGTGATAAAGGGCAGTGATTATACCAGAAAGACAGTGATAGGTTATGAATTTGTAGAAAGTTATGGCGGACGAATAGTAATTATTCCGACTTTGGTAGGTTATTCAACTACTAGATTAATCCAAGAAATAAAAGGTCGTTCTTTTGATAAAAATTTACCAAAAATAAAAGGAGGTTATATAACAAAAGGGTATTGACATCCTTTTCCTATTTGTTAATATGAAATATGAAATGTATAACTTGTGGTAAAGAATTCGAGAAAAAATACCATGGCT